AATTATGATGTTGTATTTACAGGAGAGAAAGAACCTACAGCTTTCAGTGAAAAAATGGATTTTCTTAAAACAAATCTTACTGGTCAAACAAATCCTGAAACTAATGCTCCTTATACAAATGAAGAGATTACAAACCTACAAGTTTCATACATTTTAAATGCAAGAAAAACAGGATTATCAAAAGATGACGAATTAGAGTTACTACAAAATACAGAAGATGAAAAATTACTAGCAAAAATTGCTGAGGGTACAATTGAATCAATTCAAAAAAATACAAAATTTGCAGCGCAAAATAATAAGAAAATTGCTGCAGCATTAAACTTAATTGATGATTCAATAACTAACAGAACATTTTATAACTCAAGAAACATTGTAGCTAACTTTAAAAATGATTTTCCAAATGTATTTGCATCTTTACCAAGTGGTGTAAGAGAAGCATTTGATCTTTTTGCAGATGGTACAGCACCAAGTTCTGACGCATTAATTGCATTACATAATCAATTTACATTGGACACAGCATCTGGAGGAGCAATACCAGGTAACTTTAACCAAGCAGAATTTGCATCGGTTAGAGAAAGTAATACCTTACCTTTCTTTAGCGCTGAGTCACAAAAATTTATTCTTACTTTAAATAAAGTTGATAACGAAATACAAGTAGCATCAGGTGATATGTTAAATACATTCTTACAGACAGGAAAAATTGATGGTAAAGAAATGCGACCAGCGGAAGCTGCAGCGTACATTTTAGAAAAAGAGGCAGATGCTTACAGGCAATATGAATCTTCACAAGAGTTTAAGGATGGTATTAGTCAATTAAATAATCAAGGAGAAGTTCTCTCTGATCAACAGTTTAAAGACATTGATAGTGTTACA